TGAGTTTGTCTATAAAGTTATTATAGAACCCAACATTTGCTAACTCTTCTTTTGTGTAAGGCATTACTGTGTAACCTTGAATGTGAATCCCTCATTAAAATATTGGTCAAGTTCGTCAACACCACTACCACTTTGGATTCTAAATTCTAAACGATAGTATCTCTCAGGTTGATAACCATTTAAATCCAACATAAAATAATTACCAGTAGAATCACAACTTAACTTAGAACCACTACCATAAGGAACTATTACCTCATCAGTTTCTGCATCAAGTATAGAGTAAAAAGAGGAACCACTAGGTAAATACTTTACAGATAAGTTAGCAGGTGTTGTCGAGTATGAGGTTTCAGGAAACCTTTCTCTACCAACAATTCTAAATCTTGCTTTAGATTTTTCTTTATACTCTGGTCTCAATCCCTTCATGTAAATAACCATGTCTTCTAGGTTGGTCATTGTAAGTGGTGATAAAGATCCAGTTGACCATTTAGAATCATCCCAAACAGTTTCAAGTGTTGGTGGATACTTAGTGTGGGTATCTGATGAAAAGAATGAAAGGTTACCGAAACTAGTGGTATTTCCTTCATCGGTGTTAGTATCTGTATTTGCAATACTTCCACTTCTTTTTATTATGAATCCATCATTTGGAATTGAACCAGACAACCATCTGTTTACAATATCAGTAACATCTATTCTTACATCCTCTGTCTTGTGATTTATAGAGTGAGAAGCTTCATAACCGTTACCAGTATGCCAATTTCCACCTGATGCACTAACTGTTCCCCAAATAGTCCCTTCATTCTCACTATCTCTAAAATTCCAACTACATCCATCTGTTGTTATCGGATTGTCATACGAGTTTCCTTGTCCCATATTCCAAGATTGACTAACAGGATACGCAAATATACTTTGTGATGTGTTTAGATTTTCAGATTTTGCATCATAAAGGTTTAGAAAAAAAGATGGTTTTGTTATCCTACCACCTACTATAGAGGATGATATTTCATTTATATCAAATCTAATTAAAATTCTTGAAACGTTTACACTTTCTCCAGTAGCACTTACTTCCTTTCGTATCTCTAGAATCTCATCCATTCCAGCATTTAAACTACCGCTATTCTGATATAAAGTTGTGTCTTTTTCTGCGAACGTAAAAAAATGCATTTATCTACTCCCTAACCCCTAGATTATCACCTAAAACTTTCCCTTTAATATCTGAATTAGGAAACTTAACTTCAAATATACTAGGATCCAAAGCTGGATATAAGATACCACCTCGTAATGACGAATCAATATCAAAGAAATTACCAGAATATCCTTGAGCCAACTGATACTTGTTTTCAATTACAATTGGTAAATTTTTTGAATTATTTTCTGTTGGATTAACAACAGTAGCTACACCATCAACTAGAGATATTTCATAAACTAAATCAGCAAGAACTATAGGTTGACCTATTTGCCATCTATCAATATCAAAGAAATCTTGAACGGTACTAACACACCTCAATAAAACTTCTTGTTTATTAAATCCGATCTTTGTTAGTATTGCAAAATTAACACCTATATTAATTACGTAAGCATCCTTAATGTTAATAGCATCAGTAACTAATCTATACTGTGATAGATAAGTTTTTAAATTTTGTTTTGATGTTTGTGTTAGTGGTTTTAATTTTTTGTTAGAATCAAATCCAAGAGTATACATATTCATTGCTAATGGATTTGGAATATTATTAACTTGTAAATCTTTTAAACTAGTACCAACATCTGCAGAAGTTATTTCTCTTTCTAATGCTTCTGCCATACCAACTTTACTTAATTGTTCATCTTGTGACATATGAATTTTTGCAACTGTTCCGTACTTAGGTGGTAGAGAATACGCTCTTACAATATAATCATCTTTAGTTACTGCTCTCTGTTGTGATTGAAAATAAGCTAATGCATTTTCTCGTGTCTCCCTAACAGTTTCACCAGAAGAACCACCAGTTGCTGGTTTTGGATTACTAAACGATACAGAATCTTTTGACTCTTGTACTAATGAGGTAGATAAACCAGTTTCATTAATTGTAAAACTTATAGGTCCTAACTGATTAACATCACCAACATTTACATTATCATCAATACCACCACCATGAGTATATTCTATGGTAAGTGTTGTATTTGCTGGTGCCATACCAAATGTACTTGTCTTCAAAAAATTAGAAGGATCAAAAGCAGTAGTTAAAAAAGAGGGACTACCTGGTAAATTAGAACCTACGTTTGTTGGATTTGGTACAATTTCTTCATCAGGATTATCTGATATCCCAGCTCCAAATCTTAAAACAGTTTCATCATTTTCATTTATAAAAGTTGTAAATCTTCTAGATACTCTTTTAAGTTTTAGTATGTAAGCTACACTTTCTCTATCACCAATAGAAGAAGGATCGTTTGCTGAGTTATTTTCCATATTTTCAAAAATTGTATCTCTAGCTAAAGAATCAACTTCATACCATTTATTTCCATCACTATCTGTACAAGATATAATTTCTATTACATCTGAATTTCCTAATTTTATTTGAGTATACTTTTCAGCTGAACCAAAATCAAAAAACTCTGTAGATATTTCACCACTTCTTGCTTTTACTTTTTTCTTCAATAAAAATTTTGTTGGTTCACCACTATCAGTTTCAAAGATATTAACTTCTCTAGTATCGTATGAACTAGAAAATTTAAAGTTTACATCTTCTAAAGTTCTAAAAGTAGTTCCATTTGAACTTGCATTTATTTGAGTTCCTTCGTCAATTGTCAAAGCATATCTAAAATCTGGTTTACCGTTAAGTGCTGGAACTGTTTGAAATGTATCAAGAACAACATCAGCTGGTGAAGTTGTCTTTGGTTTATATCCAAAAGATTGTGCAATATTGTATACATTACTTTTTTCTTCAGCATACGCTAGAAGTGTTTCTCTAAATTGTGAATCAATGTAGTAAGAAAGAACATCACCAACATAAGAAGCCATTTCAATAAACATCATACCAGGTGAAGCTTCGTTAAAATCATTGTAGGTATTTGGAAAGTATTGTTTAGCAAATTCTATAAGATTTGATTTAAAATCACTAAAGTCTTTATTTAAATAATTTACAGATTTTACTGAATCTTTTTTTATACTTGTACGTGCCATTAATATCCTCCTCCACCAGAACTTCCACCACTACTATCACTACCATCAATTTCTGTTCCCTCTTTGGCATCCAATGTCAAAGATTGATTTACCTCTGGATTTAATGTAGTAGAGTATTTTATAGTAACAATAACAGACTCAGCGTTATCTTCACTTTGCAAAGTGGCAATATCTATTATAGTAATATATGGTAAAAATCTATTTACTGCTTGTGTAATTGTTTCCGAAATTTTTTGTGGTAACTTATCATCTATTGGTTCAAAACACACTTCTCTAAGTCTAGATCCAAACAGTTCATTTCTAGGCCTTTCACCAGGATATGTTAACAATAAATTTCTAAGATTGTGTCTAGATTGTTCTAATGAATTTTTAGTCATAGCAAAACTATTGTTGTTGTCTGCTCTTAATGGAAAAGACAACCCAACATATGTTTTAGGATCTAAATCTATTTCTCTAGCACTTCTTGGCATTAACCCAATCCTCCTTGTTTCTTCTTATCTAAAGCTTTCATTAAAGCACTATAGTCTTTTGTTAAAGCATTTGTTACATGTTCTGGAACTTGGTCAACAGACTTTCCAGCTTTTTTAATTGTATCCACTGCTACCATATCTCTTTGTACCTCTTCTGGTTGACTATAACCTAATAGTTCAGTCATTCTTGAGGAATCAAATGTTCCACCACCCATTGTTGGATATTCACTTGATTGTTTTCTACTAAGACCAACTGTTTCGTTCAGAACATCATTTAAAGATTTATTGTTAGTGTACTTTATGTCCTCTTTATGTTCTGATACTTGTGGTATAACATCAGTTAATTGTTTAGTTGAAGTTTTTTGTTCGTTAATAAATATCTCATTTATTTCTTTTTTTATTTCTCTACGAACAACTTCTTGGATTATTTTTACCAACTGTTTTTTAGTCATGATAACTCCTATATCGTTTTTACTTTGTTACTTAATAATTTTATCGTAGCTAATTGGGTTTTAATTGTAGCAGAACTTCCCTTGTAAGTACCCAAAGCAGTAGCACCTGGTGTTGTAGGTGTTATTGTTCCAAGAGCAACTGCTAATAATTCTATCAAATTCTCTAACCCTTCTAAATATCTTTTCAAATCATCTCCTAATACTACTGCTTGTGTAGCATCTTCACTACCTAATTTAGTTTCATTTCCATTTACAATTAAATTTGGTGAATTAATTTTTAACTCTTCACTAGCTTTAATTCTTACTTCTTCTCTCCCTTTAATAAATATACCATCGGACTGAATTAACACTTTTT